TCGCCATCAGGGTCGTCGATAGCATAGGCCTGGCCGAATGGTGAGAGCCTGCGACGCTCAAAAGCCAGCGAGCCTGGAGCAACCTTACGGTTATTTATCGGGTCGTTAATAGGCATTAGCTCACCTCGTTCTGTGTTGTTGGTGCGAGCAGGAAATACTTGACTTTTGTCGTTCCTTCAAACCAGTTCATAGTGATAGACGTGGGCAGTGCCTGCGACCAGTTCAAGGCCGTGAAGGTGTCTGCGACGTTGTCCGTCAGGTTGTGCCTGCCGGCAAGCCCCTGAGGTCTTACATACTGCGAGGCTGTGTAGTTCCACTCCATCTCGGCTGTTGCGTTATTCTCGTCTGCGAAGACGTGTAAGTGCAGCAGGCACAAGGCTGCGGTCATACTCGTCTGTGCTTGCAAGGCTGCCATCTGTACCTGAAACTGTGGTTCATTAGAGAAGTCTGCTTTGAACGCCACCGGCTCTGTCGATGCTGTCGAGGAAACCTTTACCCATTGGTTAGCCTTTGGGCCGTAATAGTATTTGGTAGTCTCGTGCACCTTGATGAGGTCGTTCGTGGTGTCTGCGTACAAGATGTGGTTTGTCTGCTTAAGCACGTCACTACGGCCTGAGTTCTTGTGGTAGTCCTTCATCAGGATGACAGGCACGTTGTGAATAATCGGCTCGATATTCATCGACCGTGAGGAACGTGCCCCTTTCTTGAGCCTGACTATCTCTGTGAGGTCGTCCTGATTTGTAGACTCATAACGAACTTCAGCCTTGCCGATATTGTCCCCACGCTTCACGATCGACGGAAGCGAGAGAGCGTTCTCGATCGACAGTGTGACGTCTGCAGTGTCTGCAGTGTTCGTTGTATCGTCTTTTGATCCGCAAACACGCTTAGGGAACCACGTCGCTGTGATACGGTCGACACCTGCTGTCGTGCGATATGTGAACTCATAGCTCGCCTTGATGCCCATGGCCTCACATAAGTCACGAAGGATGTCGTAGACAGTGACGTCTTTGCGCCCCCATGCGAAGTTATCCCCCATGGAGTAGATACCACCTATCGTCTTGCCGTTATACTTTGGCTCGTAAGCATTGGTCAGCAGCACGGCCGTCGTCGATGTTACGGCTGTTCCTATCTCACGAGGGATGGTGTTAAGGTTGTTGATCTTGTAAAGTTCCAGCGCTGTTGTTAGGAAGTCATCGACAACCTGTGACCAGTCGAAGATGTCAGTGGCTGCTGATGTTGTCCGTGCGTAGTTGGTCTTGATGTGCGTGGCCATGCCGGTGCGTAGATAGCCTACGATGTCATAGAAGGTATCAGCTTTCGTGTCACCTATGGCAGTCTGGAACTGCTGGCGTGCAGGGTCGTTCTTCATCCGCACCTGAAATACGTTCTCGCTCGGTGGCGTGATAGCACCGTTCTTGCCGTTAAAGATGGAGAAGCCCGTCTTCGTCTTCATCGCGTGAAAAAGCATGTCCACAAGCTGGACATTGTACGAGTACGTGCCGTCGTCGAGCGGTTCAAGATTGACGGCTTCGACATTGTCCTCGACACCAGCGTACTCGAGTGAGTAGGTGCTGCCCGTACCACGGTCGCTGAACAACATCCAGAGGTTACACTTGTCACCATCGACAGAGCTCTCTATGTAGGTCTGCATGGCACTAGGCAGCATATCCCAGGCAAGCTGGAAACGTAGGGTCTGCGGTTTGACCATGCCGTATGGCAGGCCGTCAAACTCTGCAACCTGATCACCAAGCTCCAGCAGGCACACGTCACCGAGTGTGGTGACAGTGCCCCCAAGGTTGGTGTCGTATGTCAGCATCTCGAGCCGGATATTCCAGCCGTTCGGGAGCGTTCTCTGTATTCTGTAGTGCGGCATTATATCAGACTCGTAGCTTGACGGAATCGGTGTTTGAGCGACAAGGTCAGGCCGCGTGTGCCGTATTCCTTGCGTAGATCAGAGCTGAATGAGTCCAAATATACTGGATAGACGTGACCTGATGTCGTCGGGCTTGTCCTTGTCCCTGCTGTAAATTTTACCCAGAGATATTTCTTGTTGTGCATGCCATCGGACAATGTAAAATAGTCGTCAAGGTCTACATCAGCAGTCGAGGCGTCGAATAAAAACGGCCAGCACTCGACTGTCCAGATAGTCCGTCGTAGTGCGCTGCCTATCGTGCCACCACCGATGTCGATCAGTTGTGTCGTCTCGAACTCAGCATCTTCGTAAGGTGCTAGTATAGGGCACGAACCACCTGGGAAGGTCGAAGTTATAGCTGTGTAACCAGAGAGGCCAGTCAGTGACGATGCTGCCACCGTGTCGTATGCCGACGATGACGTGTCTGCATTAGCAGCATATAAATACATCTGCCATGAGCTGTTACCTGCCATGCTACCCCCTTAGGCCAGCGACTGCGGCCCTGTAGTTATCCCGTCTGAATAGATACGTATCGAGTCCCACGTTTACACCTACATTCATTCGGCCCTGTATGCCGTCCGGCATCCTGTCGAGGCGCTGGCGAATTGCAGAGAGTTCTTGTCGCATGCCTGACATCTCTGTTCCAATTTGCGGATTTGCAAATTGTGCGTTCATGGTCAGTGGCAGCTTGCCCTGATTCATCTGTTCCAAGATGCCCCTGAACTTGCTGGTGTTTTCTTTGTTGATTACGAACTCTCCCTTGTGAACCACGCCAGCCGTCTCGTACTTGCCACCGTTGCCAGTGTAGCCACCCTCAGCAAAGCCCTGAACACCTGCACGTGCTGCAGCTACGATGGCCTTGAGAAGTGCAGTAAGAGCTGCGGCTTTAATCAGTCCAAGTGTTCCAGCAGAGGCTACCGATTCAGCTGATGCCAGGGAGAAGCCTGTGATTTGTGCGACCAAAATGGGTACAAGTGCGTCTAAAGTATCGAGTGCCAGCAGTAGAAATGTCTTGCCAAAATTTTCCTGCTCTGTCAACAGTTGACCGAATGCAGCACCAGCAACATTGGCCAGTTCGTCGTATACATCTCCAAAAGACTTAGCCCCTGACGCTGCTGTTGCGAGTGCGTTAGTGGTCTCTGTTGTTAGTGCTTTGAACGTTTCATTAAGCTGCATTCTGACAGCTTCAAACACCGTCGGAACCTTCTCCACAGACTCGGCTAGTTTGTCCACGCCATCCTGATACGAGAGCGTTCCTTCTGTGATGCTGTCGACGATCTTGGCTGTTGCTTCCTCGGAAGCCTTGGCAGGCTTTGCGAAGACTTTATTCCAATCGATTTTGGTGATGGCGTCCGCTGCAGTTTTGGCAGTATCCTGCAGGGCATCCCCAAGGTTAAAGGCTTTTTTGGTGACTTTCAAGAAATCAAAACCAAGCACTGCAGCACCTTTCGCCAGTGCTGTAAATGCTTGCTTTTTTAGCTCGATCGAGGCCTGCAGACTTATGCCACCTCTGAACTGATTAAATACATCGAGTGCTTGCTTGACTTGTGGATACCAGAACTTTGGATCACGTAGTTTTAAGTCTGCCTGTATTTTGCCGACAAGTAACTTGTCATATTCTGTCTTTACCTGCTCAACAGATTCCTTGTCTGTATCGAGTCCCACGGTCGTAGATATTGCACGACCTTCCTTGTCGGTTTCAACCTTGAAAAGTCTCTGAGCTTCTGCTATAATCTTGTCAATGTCAGCCTTCTCGAGCTGTGCAGCACGCAACTTCAGCGCATCGCCAGACAGACCACGCTGCTGCTCAAGTGCCAGTGTAGTGTCACGAACTGACTTGAGTCTTGCTTCCTCTGCTTTTAGAATCTTTTGCGCCTTGGCAAACTCTGACTCTTGGGCTTTTGCTTTGTCCTTGTCTGCATCGTTATCGAGTACACGCTTTTTCTTTAAAGCGTTGATTTGGTCAGTCAGAATCTTCGCTTGCTCTGCTGTCAATTTACCAGCATCGGCTGTGACGTTAACAGCTTGCTTCAACTCCTCTTTTGATTTTTTTAATGCTGATGCTGTTGTTGTGTCTAGCGTTCCAGAAACACGAGCGATGTCAGCCTGAATCTTTGCAAAGAAATCCGTGACACCAGAAAAATCTTTTTTGTCGGGTGCTGGAATCTTGGCCTGTTTAAGTGTGTCATCAAAACCTTTGTTGTATGCAGCAGCAACCTTATCACCAAAGCCTGTGAATGCCTTGAGTGCTGCTGCAATGTCAAAGTTTGTCAGCGCCACGAAGAACTCGCTGACGACCAATTTTATCGCACGGAAGGCTTCGGTAACACCACCGATCGTGCCCTTGATATTTACAAAAGCATTGCGTAGAATGTCAAGGAAGCCAGCGCCCTTCTTTGTTTCTTCGTTTGATTCTTTGCTGACACCTATCCATTCGCGTATTTGTTTGACAACAGCAACGACCACAGTGACGATGGCCTGCAACGGTGTAAGCAGTAGCTCAATGATAAAGCCACCCACCAAGCTGACGACCTCACCAACTGCAGATAGTACACTGCTGACGGTGCTGAGTGCGTCCTTGAACATCTGCACAACGTCAATGGATTCACCCATTGCTCCGTCAATTCCAAAGGCCTGGAGAATTGCATCTATTACAGGCTGTATAGCTTTTTTGATTCCATCAAAAATAGTATTTACAGTACCGTAAAATATTTGGAAAGCTGTTGCCAGCATGTTGATGGCAACAACCAGCGTGCCCATAATCACACCACCGATCGCCAAGAGAATTGGCTCGACGATGGCATACATGTTTTGCACAGCTATGCTTATCTGGTCGAAGGCCTTACCAACAGATCCACCCGTCAGCTCTGCGAGCATTGCAAAGGCCTTCTCGAAGCCCTGGAAAATCCCGATAGCTACGTTGCCCAGATTAGCCTGGACTCTAGACATGAACTCGGAGAAGGTGGCCATGTTCTTTTCAGCTTGCACTGTGGCTTCTGACGTGCCTGTCATGGCCTTGGTGAACTGACCAATGGTATCGACCTGATCGAGCAGGATACCAGCAGCGGCCGCGTTCTCAGTACCAAACAGGGTGGCCTTGAAAGCTGCTTTCTCGGCATCAGTGCCGAGCTTGTTGATACCACCCTGCAACTGCCCGAGAGCAGCCTGCAGGCCTTGCGTAGTAAGTGTCTGGCCAAGGTCTGCAATGCTCAATCCCACACCCTTGAGAGCTTCCTCGCCAGGGCCTGTTGTCTTGATAAGTGCGCCCAAGACGTTTCGCAGTCCGACACCAGCCTCGGAGCCTACCTTGCCACCGACAGCGAGCGCCTGAATAGCTGCGTTCGTTTCTTCAAATGACAGGTTCGCACCCTTGGCAGCGACACCAGCCTGCAGAATAGCCTCGGAGACTTGTGGTATCTCAGCAGCGCCCTCTTTTGCAGACGCTGCAAGAACATTAATAAACCGACCGGACTCGGCTGCGAGCTTTGCCGGATCGCTGGCATCGACACCGAACTGCAGGAGCGCATTCGATAGGGCATCGACAGAGCCCTTGGCATCGAGGCCAGCAGCCTTGGCAAGTACGTTAACATTCTCAGAGACTGCATTCAGTGCGTCTGGCGTGTTAGCCAGTGCAGGGCCGAACTTCGACAGGATGGTCTGGAATGATTGCACCTGTGTAGTGGCATCGCCTCCAAACCGGCCAGCAAGTTCTTTGGCCTTCTCGCCGAACTTGTCCAGCTCAGCACCAGAGACCCCAGTGATAGCAGACAATGCAGCAAGGTTGCTCTGAAATTCCGAGCCCTTGTCTATAACAAACTGGAAACCTTCGACAATCTTACCCGCTGCAGCCTGGACTCCAGCAACAACACCTCCACCGATGATACCACCTGTGATAGCACCACCCAGGCCCTGCAGTGAACTGCCTAGGCCTTCCTTGAGCTGGCCACCGATGTCGGCAACCTTAGACTTGGTTTCGTTAGCAAATGAAGTCAGCGAGGCCGTGGCCTGCTTTGTGTCAACGTCAGCCTTGATTGTCAGCGACTGTGTTATTTGTTCAGCGGAAGTCTTCGAATCTGATGCTGCTTTTTTCAGCGACGATTGAAACGACGACGTGTCTAGTTTCAGCTCATTTGTAAATACTGCCATTTATCGTTTCCCGATTCGGCGCTCGTGCCTGTTCTTGGAAATTTGCGACGGTGTCGGCTGATCCCACGAGGCTGCACGTACAATGGCAACACGTCGCATAAATTCAGACGCACAAAGGGAATCTACAGCTTCGTCGGGTGTAATTTTCCACAACTTGGCCATCTCAATCGCCATCAGAACGTCATGCTCAGACGAGGGCAGCACGTCAGTGCCTGTGATACGCTTGGGGTATGGGTTGCCCTGCTCGTCGACAGGCTTGGCTTTGAGAACGTGATAGTCTTCGTATATGTCTGCGAGCTTGGTGACCTCAGAGTTTAGCCACGCCTCGAAAGTTCTTGACCGCGTCGGTCACCTCCGTCAGGTCTTGCACGTCCCAAAAATCGTTTACTGTTAAGAGTGTCTTCTGTTCCTCTGTGAGCTGGCTGTCGTCCATGATGATTTTGACGATTTCAATGCAGGCCTCGATGGCCTCGTCGTTATCCAGTGGAAACTCGGTAACAGGGTTGTTGAGTGCTTCCCAAATGTTTGGGAATGACTCCAGCAGTTCGGACTGGATGCGCTGTGTGACCATTGACTGCAGGTCGCTGTCGGTAATCTGTGGAATCTCAGCTCGTATTTCTGCCGATAGCTTGGCCGCATGCTGGCTGTTCGCACCTCCCGACAGGCTCACGATCTTGGAAGCGTTCGGAGACTCCTGCAGGGCCTTCTGGAATGCAGCGTTCTGGCCAAGGCCTCGCAGTGTTGCGATAGGCTTCTCGACGGCCTTGATGATTTTACGAGAAACGATAGATTTCAGAGCCACGTCCTTGGGCTCACCTGCAAAATATAACTTGATCGACGGCATGTCTCACCTCGAATGTTGCAGCATGAAAACAAAATAGGCAGGGGCCGCCATGCCGCGAACGGCCCCCACCAGATAGCCCAGAGGGCTTAGTTGTATACCACTGTTCCGTAAGGTAGTGATGCGCTCAACACTACAGGTGTAGCTGTTGTGAAGAAATCAGAGAAGTACGTCGCAGCCAGAGTGATAGGTGCTGACAGCTTGAAACCTTCGAACGACAGAGTCACTCGGTTGTAGGTTTCACCGGCTTGCGTCCAGCCACCTGACTCGTTGTTCATGCGCTGTGGGAAGACGCCCACTTTGCGCTTGCCACCAGTCGTGTTGCCGATAAGGCCGCCACGGGTTGCCACGATGAGCTTCTGATTTTGAGCTGCTCCCGTTTCGTTCGTGCCGTTCTCGAGGAGCAAGTCCTCGATAGCACCAGCACCGGTGTTGATAGCAGCCTCGACGAACGCCTGCAGTTGAGCGTTGTCTTCGACGTGCTCGATAGTCACTGCATATGCACCAGAGCCTGCATCGCGTGTGACGTCTGTTGAGATGATGTTGCTCTGTAGTTTATACAGATACGATGCTCCGACGGTCGGTGTGGTGATCGAGTCGTCGCAAGTCCAAGCGCCGAACAGGTTACCACCTGCAACGACGCGATTATTGACTGACATGTTTGTTGTCCTTAGTTAAGTAATACATAAAACTCTGAGAATCACGGTGTATCATTTGCGTCCAGAAAACGAGCTTTTCGTCATCTGTGCAGTTCGTGATTTCATAGGCAAGGCCCCTAACATTTCGCCTCAGTTTGCCAGTCATCGAGTCGGCATCGACTTCGTAGCCTACATGGTGAATGAGAAGAGAGCACTGCCCTATCATTAGCCCCTGTTTTTGGATTGACCAGCTCACCTGTTCATGTGCAGCACCTTCAAACTTGAAACCTTTGTAGTTGCGAAATATCCGCGCTGTTGGCGTATGGTATCGCATTACATCGTCGTTTGTCTGCTGGTGCTTCGGCTGCACTCCCACGCAACCACACACGAGCCCACCTACACCTGGTGGGTAAATATCGAGCTCAGAGAACCACTTATGTTGATGAGTTAGCAGACGGTCGTCGGCGTCTATCCACATTACCCATTCACGAGAGCAGAGACCAATGCAGAGGTTGCGAAGATTGGCGAAGTGGAGCTCTTGCCATTGCGTTGCGTAGTATCGCACCACTGTCCCGTTTTGCAACGTGACCGTCTTACGCTCTACAACCTCTGGATTGTCACCCTGCTCATTCCACAACACGACCAGCTCAGCACCGGCCGGAAGCGTTGCGATCATTTGCATCACATGATGTGCTTCGCTTCTGTGAGCTATGCAAGCGAAGGAAATGTCAAGCTGTTTAGAACTTGAGTTTTGGCTCGTTTCCGACATAGAGCACTACCTTAGTTTGTGAGGGTTCTGATGGAAACTGACCGATAATAATCTGCTGGATATCACGAACGAAAAACTCCAGCACACTGACACTCGTGACGTCACGAGGTGCATGGTCTGTGAACAGGTCGGAATCTACACGCACGTCAATGTCTCCGTATGCAGCGTGAATCTGACGTAGGTGATTAGAGAGCTCTGTAATTCTCATGATTGCAAATATGTGAATGTGGCCTCGTACAATAGTGCGACCTTGTCGCTCTTGTCATCAACATAGCCAGTGACGGAGTTCGTCTCGATGGCGTGCAGTGTGATGGTGTAACCTTGATCAGTCGTGTCTGTGTGTGGCAGTGCTGCAGCGACGTTGTCCATGACCACGTCCAGCTTCTCAGCAAGTACACCGTGTGCAAGTGCGGCCGTGCCTAGTTCCTGCGAGTCGAGTGGGTTCTTCTGGATAGCATAGCAGCCGATGCGCATCTTGCGAAGGCCTGGCGTGTATCGAGACTCGACGAGATCCTCAGCAACATCGTCACTGATGATGTTTGTGTAGACATTGGCCAGCGTATTGGATAGCACTGTTTCCTTTGTGAACACGTTTATTGGTTTCAACGTCACGTTAAGTGCGAGTTTGTCCCTGAGCAGGTCGAGAGCTATTTCGTATTTTGACGTTTTCATGATGCAGCCTGTGATAATTTGCGGAGCATGATCTCGATGATCTTGGGTAGCGTCTCAGATTCGAAGTCCTTGATTGCCGGTGTTATGTAGGGCCGTGCTGGTATTGTAGACATCAGGTTTCGCCCTGCTTGCCCACCGTATTCATGGATGCGAGCGTAGGGGATTATGTCAAGGTCAATGCCCCATACAAACGAGTACGTATCACCAGCCTGCTTGAACTGTGAGGCGTTCCCTCGTGATTTGTAGACGGTGGCCGCCTTGAACAGGTTGCCTGTCACAAGATTAAGTTTCGACGCTGTGCTCGGATATTTGGGCGCTCGATTTGTTACACCGTAATGATCTGACACGTTAGCACCGAGAGCAGTCTGGATGCGCTGCGGATCGAAAGCATCCTTTGCCAGCGTAGGCAGCAGGCCCAAGATATTACGAACGTACTGGTCGACAGTTATCACAGCCAAGCCCTCGTGATATAAGGAGCCAGCCTTGAACGGAATCGTGTGGTCAGGTCTTTATAGATTGTCGTCGTTGTTGTGCCACCCTCAGCACTTGCCACCGACTGCAAACCAATACGATTTTCACGGCCGGAGAAGTCTGTGTTCTTGAACAGCTCCAGCACCATCTCACCACATACGCTCTTGATGTCGTAGGGACAAGTAGCATCTGTATAACCTACCACGACATTTGCTCGCCATACTGGATGGGTCAGACCGTCGTCGTAATACACTTGATAGACGCCATCAGCACGAACGAGGATAGCACCCGTCGCAGTTGTGAAGGCTGCATCTGTTACTTCCTCTTTGTACTGCAGAGATGACAGCGTTGTTGTTACGGTGTATGGCAGTAGCTGGACTTTATACTGTGAGCCTGTGAAATCGTAGGGGCCTGACTGCTGCACTATCGGCTGTTTGCAGATGCCATCTATGATAGCACCAGCTTGGTTGATGAGGGCAGCCAGACGTGTGTCTTGGCTAGAATCACCAATGTTCAGCCAGCTTGCTTTGAGTTCGGTAACAGTTAAGAGTGCCATTTTATTTTATCCCCACGACGTCAAAAATTGCGTTGTCTGTAGTATTGAATTCCTTGGGCATACGAGCCGAAAGGATTAGTTCCTTGCTGAAGGTCTTAACATTCACCGCGTCGGCTTGGTTGCCACCAAGCAGGTAAATACCGTTGGTTGTTTCACCAGTGTAGAAACCCACATGATGCCCACCTTTGCGCTTAAGAATTACCACAGCGCCGTGCTGCAGTGGTACTTCGTTACCCCACTTCATCCACGACTTGGCAGCAGCGGAGCGTGTGATAGGATAGCCTGCACGGTTCATCACCCAATTCACGAACGATGAGCACCACGGCACTTCATCAGCCTTGGCCTTCAGCGTTGTCATCGCATGGTATTCGAGGATGCGAGGCGTATGTGAGCTGATGCCCGTGATCTCCTTGACGCCCTTCTCACCTTCTGCGATTTTCATCCATGTGTACTTAGACATCGAGCTGGTTTCCTTTCGATGTTTTGAACGTCTGCCATGCCATCTCTTCGAATAACCTTGTCCGTTCCTCGTTGTGTTCCTGACCAGTGGCAGCCTCGAAAGCATGATACCACTCGTGCAGGAAGGTCTTGAGCTGTGTCTCTGGTGTCGTCAGCTTGCCGTCGATGTGGGTTGCAATGCGAATGGTGTGCTTTTCAGAATCACATTCTCCATATGCACCGCGCATCTTGCACAGTCTGACACGCCATGTGTGACCACCGAGCTTGAACGACGTGGGAATCATCGGATGTTGCCCCCGATGATCATCTTGTTGTGAACTGTGAAATCGCCAGAGCGGTCAACGTCAACGATAGCAAACCCGTGATTCCAGCCGTTTCTGGCCGCGTAGTGCGTGTTTAAGTCGCACAGGCAACCAACCGACCACCCACCGATATATGAGCCGTCCAGGGGCTTTCTGATGACGTCAGTAGATGTTCTGTGTACGTGCCCCACGAGGATGTTCTCGACGGCCTTCATCCGATAGTTTCGTGCTGGTGTAACACCACCACCACCAAACCACTCATGGCCGTGGTCTATCCAGAGCTTGCCTGCTGTCATCTTTGCACGCTTGTCCACCCACTCGATGTTCAGAGACCGCAGTCCCAAGAACTCCTCAAGGTGCACAGTGCCCTCGAGTTCCTTGGCCTTGCGTGCTATGTAGCGACCGTATCTTTCCTCATGGTTTCCTTCACGGAACACGATGCGCTGCTTGTCTCCAAAAAACTTTCGCAGGTGTGCCAGCATAGCCTTCGCCACGTCCAGCTCCCACTTCCACGAACGACGTGCTTCGACCTTCTCGTGGTCGCTTAGGTTGTAAACGTCTAACATGTCACCGTTCAAGACGATGACGTCGCACTCGGCATCTCGCAGGGCTTCCAAGGCTGTCCAGTACGCACCGTAGAAATTGCCGTCGCCGTCACGCCTGAGATCATGGAAAGGCCAGTGTGCATCTGAGATGATTCCTATCCGGCCAGGTGTCAGCTCGCAGACCTTGTCTTCCCTGAGTTCACCCTTGATAGGTTCAAACTCAGGGACAGCACCACGAGGCACTTC